AATGTCCAACAAAAGTAACCTGTTAACTTAAGGAATATCAAATGAAATTATTTAAAGTATTATCTTTAGCATTTTTAGTTGTATCTGGTTATGCCTATGCAGCTGATCAAGCTCCTCCAAAACCAGTAGCATCATGCTCTGTACAAGTACCATTCGGTGCTCCATCTTCAAAAGCTGGCGAACCGGTTATTTGTCGTACGGGTTATATTTTAGAACACAACAACACAGCTAAGATTCCTGGTTGGGTTGCGTGGACACTCACACCCGATCACGTGATTGGATGTGCGCCTCGCGTCGATGCGTTTGCCACTGATGCTTCTTTGCCTGCAGGTGCGGGTGCTAAGCCTACAGACTATGCTGGTTCAGGATATGATCAGGGTCACTTAGCTAACAACGCTGATATGTCATTTGATGCTGACGTAGCAAAAGAATCATTCCTTATGTCAAACATGAGTCCTCAGCTTCCAGCAGTCAATCGAGGCACGTGGAAGAACCTCGAGGGTGCAGAACGTGCATGGGTATATTCAACTAAGCATTCGTTCACGATCTATGCTGGTAACATCTGGTCAGCATCAAGCAAGACTATCGGTGCAGACAAAGTCGTTGTGCCAGATGCTCTCTACAAGATCTTGATAGATGATACTACAAAGCAGTCTATCGCTTTCATCATGCCTAATCAGGCGGGAATCGATCAGAACTTTGCTAAGTATCAAGTAACTGTAGCTGACGTAGAAAAAGCTTCCGGTTATACTTTTGCAGTTCCTGATTCTAAGACAGTCAAGAATGCAATTCCACCGGTCGATCTAAAGTCAGTAGCAGCTGATAAAAAGAATCAGTGCAAGGGCTAAAAACATGGGGAACGATTTTCTCTGTGAACAATGCGATTCAGAGTATCAAATTCTGCATCGTGAAAAAGATAATCCCAGCTTCTGCCCATTTTGTGGGTGGCAAAAAATAGAAGAAGATGAAGACATTGACGACGAAAGAGATTGGGATTACGACGACGTATGAAAACCCGTGGTTGTACAACGGTAACTTAGTAGACGAAGAAACTGTTTACAACCACGTTGGTTTTGTGTATAATATAACTAACCTGAAAACAGGACGTAAATACATAGGGAAAAAGCTCTTTACCAAGTCTAAGACTAGACAAGTTAAGGGCAAGAAAAAACGTACGCGTGTTGCTTCTGACTGGATGACTTACTACGGGTCAAACAAAGATTTACAGGCTGACGTCGAAGAACTAGGCATTTATAACTTTAGACGAGAGATACTAAGGCTATGCAAAACCAAGGGCGAGTGCAACTATTGGGAAGCTCGATATCAATTCGATTATCGAGTACTAGAATCTGAAGATTACTATAATTCTTGGATTATGGTAAAAGTACACAGAGCGCATTTGCCCACGTAGGCCAACAGGTTAGAGTCAACGGACTTAAAATCCGTAAAGTGTCGGTTCGAATCCGACCGTGGGCACCAATTCAAGAGAACACAATGGAAAACTTTGATCTCGATAAAGTAAGAGAGTTTATTCGTAATACGTCTAATACTACACGAATCTATATCGGTGCAGATTCAGAACGTTATTGCAGAAAAGATGGAGTCTGGCAAGCCGATTATACGGTAGCTGTCGTTATTCATTACGACGGCAATAAGGGTTGTAAAGTATTTGGTCAGATTTCCTCTGAAGTAGACTACGATCGACGTAAAGATCGTCCTGCTTATCGATTGATGAACGAAGTCTATAAAGCTTCTCAGATGTATATGGATTTAGAAGAATCTATTGGTAATCGACACGTCGAAGTACATCTCGATATCAATCCAGACTATATGCATGGATCTTCTTGTGTTGTTACACAAGCTATCGGTTACGTGCGTGGTGTTACTAATATCACGCCTATGGTTAAGCCTGAAGCATTCGCAGCTTCTTATGCGGCAGATCGATTGAAAGAGATCCTTGTAAACAATTAGCACGACTAAGAAAAAAGAATAAGCCCTTATAGCACAATTGGTTAGTGCCATTCGCTCATAACGGATCGGTTCCAGGTTCGAGTCCTGGTGAGGGCACCAATATCGGGGGTTCGAATCCCTCCGCGTGCACCAATTATGAAGAAAATACTAACTATATGTTTAGGACTACTAGCGGCATCATGCGCTGGCGAACCCAGCGTTACCGCTAGTAGTTCGACTTCTTATGTAAAGAATAATTCTTATCATGGACAGGCTTCGTGGTACCAAAAGGGTAAGCGTACTGCTGACGGCCAAAGATTCAATCCAGATAAGTACTCTGTAGCTCATAGAACCCTGCCGTTCGGGACTATGTTGCGATTAACCAATGTTGAGAACGGTAGTACTATAGATGCGGTCGTTAACGATAGGGGGCCGTTTGTAAAAAGTAAAGAGATCGACGTGTCACGCGGAGCCGCGAAAGCGTTAGGTTTCTTTCATTCAGGGACAGCAAAACTCTTAATTGAAGTGTTGTCCCACTAAAGGAGAAAACTTATGTATAGGATACTTTTACCCGTTGGAGTGTTGTTAGCAGCATTTCTTGCTGTACCCTCCGCCGAAGCGAGTCCTTCCACAGAAGTAGTGGCTCAACAATCACAAAAGGCGAATAAGCCTACAGTAAAGCATATTAAAAAGAAGAAGAGATCGAAGAAGAGACTAAAGAAAGTAGATCCACCAGCACCACAGAATTTTGTACGTCAACACGATGATAGTACATCGGCTGGTTATTGGCAGAATGAATTAGAATATAAAGAGTTTCTACAGGGTAAACCACAAGTAGCTTTAGTCTCTACTAAAGTCGAACTCGATATGACACTCGACGAAAAGCGTCGTAAACTGGCTGAAGGTTGTTCTTGGTTTAGTTGTTCTGAACAAGCAAACAACATTGTCGTAGCTGAAGCTAAGAAGTGGGTTGGTAAACATGCTAAACGCGATAAAGCAGAATTGAAAAAGCTTTTCGCTATAGAATGGAACGATCCTATCGATCCAGCTCGTATTCCTTGGTGTGCAGCATTTGCTAATGCTATCTTGCGTCGTGAAGGTTATGAAACTACACATAGTCTTGCAGCTCGTAGCTTCTTAGCTTGGGGTGTAGGAACACATAATCCACAAGACGGCGACATCGTCGTATTGAAACGTGGTCATAGTAAATGGGCTGGACACGTTGGGTTCTTTCAGGGTTATGCATGGTACGACGGCGTTCAATACGTAAAAGTATTGGGTGGTAACACTGACAAAGAAGTACAGATCGGTTATTTCCCTGTAAGTTCTGTATTAGGTTATCGAAAAGTAGCGTGAGGTAAAATGCCTGAAGTCGATATGATTAAAGTTGAATTGAATTGGTATAAACAGATAGTCAGTCATATTATGAAAGTTAATACTAACGATAATATGACTGATGAAGAAAAACTAAACGCTATCACATGGCTATTGAAACAACTCAAGAAAACGGACAGAGATGAAGATGTGGAGACTGTGGGCTAAAGCTCTGGGTGAAAAACAGGGTAAAGACAACAGAGAAGCCGATAAGATAGCAATAATTCGAACAATGATAGTGTTATGGTATAGTCTGACAAATCTTTTTATCGTGGCAGGTGTGATCAGGCATTGGAATGGCTAAGAATAAATACGATTGGGTATTTTTGATGGAGTGGGCATCGACCTTTATTCTCATAATAGGTTGCATGCTCACTTCATTTAATTATTATCCGGTCAATCTTTACTTCAGTTTAGCTGGAAACTTTGGTTGGGCTATAGTTTCTATAAAGTGGCGTAAATGGTCTCTGTTAGTCATTCAGGGTGTAGTGTCCATGATCTATATCTTTGGAGTCATATCGGTCTTAAAATAGATGTTAAAAACAAAAATAGATCATTTCTTTGGATCCCAAGAAAAATATGATTTACAACTAGTGAAGTTAACTTTGGATACAACAGATTTAGACGAAAACGAAGCGCTTGAAAACGGGTGGCTCATAGCCAATAACGAGTGGTATCAAACACGCAGCGTCAGAATCAACATAGAAGAATACTTCAAAAAACTTAAGAAGAAGCCGTTGCCAGAAGATTATAGTATCTGGCATAAAGACAATATGAACGAAGAAGATATAGAAGCCGTTAAAAAAGTATACAAAGAATTTTGTGATAAAAAAGGATTTGACGTACAGTATGATCTCTTCTCGGATTCAGACAGATCTGCATGGCTCATAATCTATAAGGGTTTAGAAGCTGTAGCGTTTACTAAATTCATAAGATACACTGACGCTTACGAGAGTCAGTTTACAGCATGGAACTACAGTGAACCAAAACTCTCTTTAGCTAAGAGAATGGTTGAGTTCGAAGCGGGATTATCGAACGCTTTATTTCCTAACACTAAATATCTTTATATCGGTCAAGGATATGAAAAGGGAAGCGCTTATAAAGCAGACTTCGCTGGATTCGAATGGTGGACTGGCAACGAATGGTCTACAGACAGAGAAGTTTACAAGTCATTGTGTGCTCGTGATAGCTCTATAAATACGTTAGATGATCTAACGAAAGCTTACAACTATGCCTAAGTTCTTTAAACACAGAAAGACACAACTCTTTAAAGACGACTCTCCTGCGGTCACAAGATTTACGAGTGATCCACGTTTTAAAGCGCGTATGGCGATGTTACCAAGAATACCGGTTAATCATAACTACGACGTGCCGTATCTCTGCGGATATGCTAAGAACGCTAAGACGATTTATTTCGATCAACACTTAAAATACAAGATGAACGGCAAAGACCTGACACCGTTTCTAAAGATCCACGAGTTTTCAGAGAAAGCATTACTCGATATTTTTGGTCTTGATTATCAACAAGCACATCATATAGCTACTCACTTAGAAAGAAAAGCCGTAGAAGCAGCTGGTATCAAGTGGTCTGCCTACGACGAGTTTCTTAAACCTCAAATCAAAGAAGTGTGGCACGAAGATCTCAAAAAAGTACCACCAGATCTAGATTTAGAACCATACGAAGACGAG